GCAATCAAATCTCCTTAAACTTCCTCCACATTAGCCCCCCGCCTTGGGGGGCATTTTTTTTTGCCTAAAATTTAGGCTTCATGCCACCTCCACTCCAACTCTATAGGGAACTGCTCACCATCCTTATATTTTCTGGTGTAATGCCAGCCCATCTCATTCTTATGACACCTTATCCTACCTTCAATATTAAATCCCATCTCAGCTGGACTCATCTCTACATTATTATCCAACCAATACTTTCGCATACGCTCATCAGGAAACTCAACCTGTAGCTGGCGACTCACCTCTCATACATCCTTTCCTGCCAGTCTTCATCCTCTTGATCAACGGGGATCTGCGGATCTGTAGTTTGAGAATCCTGATTCTTAAACTCTGGATCTAGATCCTCTAAATCAAACTCGCGCATCTTCTTTCGGATCGCAAGCCCTTCATCTTCTCCGTAATAACTTTTTCTTGGTCTGCCCATACTCCTATCCTCTAAAGCCATTATAACATATTGGGGGGTAGATCTGTAGCCCCCCCTAATGGAATGATGACAGTATTTAAAAAGGAGCCACCACAACAAACCAGTTCAAACCAGTTCAAAGCCTTCGGTCCAGTTCCTTGCTGATCTCAAACTCGAACACATCAAAAATCCCAAGAATGTGCTGCCTGAACCTGTACTTCCACTGCCTTTCCCATGTAACTCTATTAACCCCCATGAACTTTGCTCTATAAGTCTCTGTTCTTTTTAGAATTCCTGACCCTTCGCAACTAAAACAATCCATGCTTTTGAACCCTGTATGGATCGTACCTCTCCCATTACATCGTCTGCATCTATCAGACCCTACGTTCTCCTGTAATGCTAACTCAGCTAATCTATAGGCAAACCAGCCTCGCACATCCATCGGGAGGTCAGTGGGCCTAGCGAACCTTGGCCTGTGTTTCCATCCCTGAGCCTTCGCCATCTTCACTATCTCACCATAAACATGCCTAGATATATCTTCATAGTGCGCGTACTCTCCCGCATATTTAAGCCTAGCGTATCTGGCTATAATACGATCCATCCCAGCTAATGCAAAGCACATATCCTCCCAAGACCTGCGAGGGTTGTGGAAGATGCTAGACGATTGAGTAGTTAGTGATTTAAAATTCTCCTTCGAGTTCTTCCTCAAAGTAAATCTCCATGAATATTTCTTTTGTTGGTATTTTTGGTAATACCAATTCTACTTCACCAGTCTCTACATAGTTTTGAAACTGTTCACATGCTGTTTCATGGTCACGGCATGTATCATGCTTCTCACATCCATCACACGGACTTCCCCACTCGTCCATCATCTTTTTCCAGACTACATTTGCCATGAGCCGGGCAGCTTAACGTAAATCTTGTGCATAAATTTAATAGCTGTCTCATCATTCACCATCTGCGTAGGAAACCTGTACACACTCCAGCCTTCTAGAGCAGCTAAATTATACTTCTCGCAGTCTTTGGCAAACCCGGCTCCAGTTACATGGCGACCCTGATTCCAAGTTCCCCCTTCTATCTCTACGGCTATCATGTGTTTAGGCCACGCAAAGTCGAACCTAAACCGCCTGTCTTTTAGAAAGACATATTCTTCCTTCCACTCCCCTAGACCCAAGGTACTGTACTTCTTCTCCTCAGTACCAAAGGTAGCATCCGTGAGTTGTTGAGCAAATATTAGTTCTCCCTTACTACGGGATGTAGCCATGCTCTAACTCCTTGCCTGAAGGGTCTATAAGTTGAGGGACTGGCGCTCTTCTGCCCTGCTTAAACGAAAAGGGTTTTCCACTAAACCACAATGGCAGCGTGGGATGCTCAGGATCATAACGATTCTTTAAGCACTCCAAGTACCCGTCCGGCTTCCTCTGATACTCTTCATTATCAGGGTTCTCATTCAATATTTTCTGCTTCTTTAGGTCTTTAAATATAGTAAAGGCATAGTCAGCTAAATCTGAAATCTCACCACAGCCTTTTATATCCATCTTATCCGGTCTCTTATACTCATTCTCGCCTTTCCTCATATGAGCGACCAAGTGAATATGCAAGCCAGTCACCCTCGCTGCCTCTTTCAGCATCCGAATAAAGTTCTTTTGTCCAAGGTTAAGGTTGGCCTGATCCGTCTGAAGGTCTACCATCATGAGGGAGTCTAACACAAGATGGGTAAAGTTGTTTGCAGATGCCCACCTAGCCAAGGCTATTAATTCATTTGCTCTAACGTGTTCCTCTTTCCCGTAGATATAAACCTTTCCCTCTAAGTAATCCATGACATAACTGGCTGCTTTGGCTGTAGGCTCACCAACACCTAGAGCCTGTTTCACCATTCGTTCAATCTGAACATGGACAGCCATCTCAGGTGACCAGAAGAGAACTTTCTCTTCCTTGTCCGTGTACTTTCCATCTGCCCACCATAGGCAGAACTGTTGAATCAGAGCAGACTTGCCATGCCCGTTGATTCCAGCCCACACGGAGAGAGTGCCGGGAATTATTCTGAGGTCAGTCTCCGTAAGGCATGGGATGCGACAGCCAGATTTATTATTTCTATTCTCTATCCACTCTAGAGTTTCTGTCCTAAAGTTATTAGGAGAGAACACATGGCCTGAAACATCCACAGGTTCCATAAAATCTTCAAGATCAGGAGTAATTAATTGCATCAGTCTTCCTCGAATTTAGCCATTGGATCATCAGTGTACTCGATCCATCTCTCCTGTTCAAGGAATTTCTGCGCCCCCGGAACCCACTTCCCTGAATCACTGGTCCAGTCATCTGATTCCTTGTGGTCTTCCACGCAACGGATGATCTTGAGGGCAATCTTTTCCAATCCGTTAAGCGTCCAGTATTGATGCAGCGTTCTTTTAATACCCAAGCGGTGTCTAGGGTAGGTAAAACAGAACCTCTGATACCCCGGTTCCATACCATTACTTTTGTTTTGTTTTAAAGATTCTTTTAGTTCCACTACAGTGGTGGAGTCTGAGTCCACTACAGTGGTGGAGTCTACCTCAGTGGTGGGGGTAGAAACCAAGCGGTAGATATTGGTATCCCTGTACCGTTGTTCCCTTTCTAGAGTACCAAAGTTCACCATCTCAGATATCATCTTGCTACAATACTTGGGCGTATGCCCACTCCTCTCAGCTATTTCATTGAGGCTGGGAAAGTAGGGTTGAGGACAACTCAGAATAGCGCCCATCACTCTCAGATGACCAGACTTATGCCTGTGGTCCTGAAGAATGTAGACAGGCAATGGACCCCAGAAATTACCCTTACTCATAACATTCTCCACATGGCAAAGTAGTATGTCTTCTTTGCTCCGTGGAAACGGGTGTCAAAAATCCGTTTGGCCTGAAGGCGTTTAAGTACATCTCTTAGCCCCCTTACAGTCAAAGAGGATAACTCGGCGATCTCTTTCATTCTCAAGTCCACCACTCCATTATCACCTATCTTAAAGACCATCGCCACTGCCACCAACTTTTCTGTGGGAGAGAGCGTTTCGGCACGGAGCAGAACATTGAGAACGTGTTCCCTTTTCTCTATTAGTGTTAGCATTATCAATCACTTACGTGGGGTTGTGTTATTGAACCCCCTATGATAATCTACGTTCTATGGCCCGTCAAGGAAAATATTTTGACTGGATTCACAAGCAGCCTTGTTGGGGCTGCGGGACTTACGGTGTAGAGGCTCACCATGTGAGAGTAGGGACAGGGATGGGGAAGAAGCCCATCGACCTTCATGTGATACCTGTATGCAGGGGTTGCCATATGAAGTGCCATGCCTCAGAATATACCACGGAAGACCAATTGATATGGCTATACCAGACGCAGACACGGGCAACAGCAGAATCGCTTATAAAGTGGTGACGCTCATCACGTTGTGGGTCGATACCGGCCCGGAACATGAAGCGATAACTAATTTATCCAAGCAAATTCTAGAACATGAAATTACAGAACTTCTGGATGGAGCAGGTTTCCGGATTGGTGAGACTGGATACGAATTCACCACAGCGGTTAACTCAATTGAGTTTGTTCAGCGCACTGACCTTCACTAAGTCATGCTTAATCTCATAAAAGATACCCCTTACGGCAAGATTGTTTACAATCCAATGGATCAATACGTTGGGAAGTCAATAGAGATGTATGGAGATTACCAACTAGAGGAGAAGAAAGTATTCTCCAAGTATGTCAACGAGGAAAGTGTTGTCCTAGATATAGGAGCGAACATTGGTACTCATACCTTATGGTTTGCACAAAATTCAAAACTGGTGCTTGCTTTCGAGCCTCAAAGATATGTATTCCAGATGCTTTGCGCTAACATGGCTCTCAATTCAATCCAAAACGCTGACTGCAAACAACTGGGTGTTGGCTCTACGAGAGAGATAATTGAAGTAGCATTTATCGACCCGGAAACTGAAAATAATTTCGGGGGATTGTCTCTAAAGGATCACTCGATAGAGAAGGTCAAAGAAGAAACTGGAGCCGTTGATTTACACGGAGAGAAAGTAGCGGTCTGTAGAATAGATGACATAGGCTTAGATCAGTGCGACTTCATAAAAATAGACGTTGAAGGGATGGAGCCAGAGGTGCTGGTCGGCGGTCGCCAAACCATTTTAGAATTGCGACCATACATTTACATGGAAGTCGATAGAGAAGAGAATTGGGAGTTTCTAAACGATCAGTTATTTGAGTATAACTATGTTGTGCATGAGTCTATTCCACCTTTGTACTCTGAGGAGTATGAAGGAGAAAATATATTTGGGGATATGGTGTCGCACAATTCTCTATGCATTCCGGCAGAAAAAGCATGAAAAGACGCTGGATACTACGCAACGCTCGTGTTAGAGATTTCGCATGTTCTATTCTGGGTGAATTAAAACTTCAGGATGAGCCAAACGATGAACCCGTTCTCGAACTCATCTTACGCCCTTACAAAGAAAACCGTTCATTAGAACAGAACGATATGTTTCATGCATGGTGTGGTTCCATAGCAGAAAAGACAGGGCATTCAAAAGCAGAGATCAAGGATATCCTTCTCGAAACTGTATTCGGAACTGAAGAGTATCTGAACCTTAAGAAAGAGAAACGAACTAAACTAAGACAGACCTCTGGCTTGACTAAAAACGAAATGTCAGAGTTGATAGAAAGATCAGTACAAATCGGTATAGAACTTGGGGCAGATATCCCAGAGGTGACATATGAGTAATGGGCATTCAGAAGAAGGTATTGCAGCAACAACCGGGCCAGACTATAATGAAGGACATGACTACAACGCTCAAGAAATTCAGGACCGTGAGCAATACGAGAGAGAACAACGTATGACAGACTTAAATAATGAGGTACTTCCAATGACTAGAAGTCAATTCTTAAACGGGCTTGTCACGCGCCACAACCTCATCGTTGATGAAGACATCTGGAAAGATAAGCACCTTGGGTTTTCCATAATCAAACTCACAGGCATTGAAAAAATTCAAGCCAATCTCAATATAAGAGTTACGTTTGAGCATGTAGTAATCGAGAGAGATTTTGCCGTTATTAAAGCAATTGCTGTTGGACAGAACACTGCTGTTCAAAGCTACGGTAGCGTGGTCAGAGGTAAAAAGCCTGATGGAAATCACGTTGGCACTTACATTGTTGAGATGGCAGAGAAGAGAGCAAAAAATAGAGCCGTCCTTAAGTTGTGTGGTGGATACAAATACGGATTGTATTCTGAAGATGAATCTGACGACTTTAAGAAAAGATCATGAACGATTTTGAATTTCCGGTTACTTTGCAGGACTGGCCCCTTCAAGAGAAGGATATCACCAGTGAGTTGTGCAAGAAATGTGGGCTATGTTGTGAACTTACAGTAACCCCTGCTACTGAAGACGATAGACAACTGGAGTTTTACCGGACAATCGCAGAAAATCATCCAGAAATCACCTTCAGTGATGGCTCACTGAGCATAAGATGTTCTCATCTTAAAAAGACAAAACATTCCGCTACTCCACACTGGGAATGCAGTATCTATGAAGATAGACCACAGTTATGTAAAGATTATAATTGCGTAAGTTGGGCAAAGGTAGCCAACGATACATCCCGCTATGATCAGGTTTTAAAAATAGCCGGGCTTCTTCCACAAGAATCAGATTTTCCTGAAGAACTACGAGGACCAGACCTATGAGCCATTGGTATGATAGACAAGGTAACCCGCGCTATGAGGTGCAGGGAAAGCTGGGGCCAAAGCCTACAACCCTGCGTGAGGCCAGAAAGGAAGGATGGGTTCCATCGGTGTCAACTGTATGGGGTGACATCGTTGCCAAGCCTATGCTCAACAAGTGGATGCAGAACGAACTGATGGAAGCCCTTTGGGCGGAGTTCCATTCAGCAGACAACATGTATGGAGAGCAGACCTACTCTGAGTACGAGGAACAGGCTAGAACACGGTTCAGCAAGAAACAGCAACAGGTAATGAATCGTGGAACAGTTGTCCATGACCATCTTGAACTCTACTTCAAAGGAATTAAAGTTTCCCCAGAATATGAGGAGATATGTCACAACGTACACCAGAAGCTGAACGAGGTGTGCGACAGTGGTGACTGGGTAGCGGAACACTCCTTTGCTCACCACTCAGGCTATGGTGGAAAAATTGATTTACACAATGATGAGTGGGTGATAGACTTCAAGACTAAGGAATTCCCAGCCAAACCTAATGTGAAGAAAATGGTTTACGATGACTACGGTGCGCAACTAGCAGCCTACAATTACGGTATGGGAAACACGCGCAGGATAATGAACTTATTCATAGACGTTGGTGAAGGCCATCGTGTGCTTGAATGGGAGCATGAGGACACATCTCGCTACTCAGATATGTTCAAACACGCTCTCTCGCTTTGGAAGTTGGTAAAGAAATATGACCCATCGTGGTCTGACAAGAGGGTAATGTGATATGAATGTAAATAAAGTAATTCTGGTTGGTCGCGCAGGGAGAGACCCGGAAGCGCGGGAGACAGGCAAGGGAGAGGCAGTTGCAAACATCTCTCTCGCTACCAACAGTGGGTACGGTGACAATGAAAAGACGGACTGGCATCGTGTGACGTTCTTTGGTAAGCTTGCCAACACTGTGATTGAGTATGTAAAGAAAGGTCAGGAACTTTACGTTGAAGGGAGAATATCCTACAGCAAGTACACTGGCAAAGACGGTATTGAGAAGTACAGTACCAGCATCATTGCTCACTCAATGCAGATGGGCAAGAAGGAAAGTAGTTCAGCAGTTTCTTCAACAAGCGAGGATGACGACTCGCTACCATTCTAGAGAGGACGGGGGTGGCAACACCCCCAGTCTCTACTGGCAAGAAGATGTAGATCAGACGTTCCGTGTCTATCACTTAGCCAGAAAAATATATCCCAAGAGGTGGGATGTAACTTCAAAGGGAGACTCATGGGACAGATGGTTTTTCAAACACACCGGAATGTCTCTTGATGACTTTGTAGAATGGGCAAACGAACACAAGCTGAGAGACAAATGGAAACAAAGCGTAAAAAAGTCAAGCTACAAAACAAGGCTACGGAAGAAATTAAAGTCCTTGAGATTATCCAGAGGGATAGCGTCCAAGGGTTCTGGTGCGTAGAAGAAAACTGGGAGTCAATAACAGAATGGGAATGGTATCCACATGACAAGTGGAAGGAAATTAAATGATAACTGAATATCAGAAGGTGATTCACAAGAGTCGGTACGCTCGTTACCTAGACTCTGAGGGGCGCAGAGAATCGTGGGAAGAAACAGTCAATCGTTACTGCGACTACATGGCGTGGGTTCTGGCTGGCTATACCATAGGCTTTCCTAAAGAAGTTAAGCAAGCCATCCTTGATATGGAAGTGATGCCCTCTATGAGAGCCTTCATGACTGCCGATCCTGATCCCGGTACTGGCGCTCTGACCAGAGACCACATGGCAGGATACAACTGTGCCTATCTCGCAGTAGATCATATTAGAGCATTTGACGAATCCATTTACGTTCTTCTCTGTGGAACTGGTGTAGGGTTCAGCGTGGAGAGACAGTTCATTAGCCGTCTTCCAGAGGTAGCTGAAGAGTTTCATCAGTCAGACACCACTATCGTTGTTTCTGACAGCAAGATAGGATGGGCAAAAGCGTTGAGAGAATTGGTGAGTCTGCTCTATCAGGGGATGATACCCAAGGTAGACTACAGTAGAATTCGTGAGGCTGGCGCTCGTCTTAAAATTTTCGGGGGAAGAGCAAGTGGACCTGATCCTCTGGAAAGATTGTTCGGTCACTACATCCACACCTTCCAGAATGCTAAGGGCAGAAAACTAAACAGCATTGAGTGCCATGACCTTATGTGCTGGAACGGAGAGAGTGTGGTAGTTGGTGGAGTAAGGAGAGCAGCAGAGATCAGTCTAAGCAACCTGACTGACGAAAGAATGAGACACGCAAAGACAGGCCAGTGGTGGATAGAGAATCCACAACGTGCCTTGGCTAACAACAGCGTGTGCTACACAGAGAAGCCCGACATGGGTATCTTCATGCGTGAGTGGCTGTCTCTCTACGAATCACACAGTGGAGAGCGGGGCATCTTTAACAGAGAGGCTGCTAAGAAACTCATGCCTGAAAGAAGGGACAAGGACCATGAATTCGGCTGCAATCCATGTTCTGAAATTTGCTTGAGGAGTGCAGAAACGTGCAACCTCTCAGAAGTAGTGTTGCGCCCCACTGATACTGTTGATGATGTCTCCCGCAAGATAGGATTAGCTACCATCCTTGGAACTATCCAGTCTGCTCTCACCGACTTCAGATACGTCAGACCGATCTGGAGAAAGAACGCAGAGGAAGAGAGGTTACTAGGTGTTAGCTTTACTGGGGTGTTTGATTGCCCCACCGTCTTGAATGCTACACCTTCTCAGCTTGACGCATGGAGAGGGTCTGCTGTTTTCATGAACACAGTCTGGGCCAAGAAGATGGACATTAAACCATCTGCTGCCATTACCTGCATTAAGCCTTCAGGGACCGTGAGTCAGCTAACTGGGGTTGCTGGGTCAGGGTTGCACCCCTCTTACGCAAAGTACTACATCAGGCGTATCAGACAGGACAAGAAAGACCCCCTGAATCAGGCTCTAATAGACGCAGGGATCGAATACGAGGACGACCCATACAACAAAGAGGCTATCGTATTTTCCTTTCCTATGAAGGCTCCGGCTAAGTCTCGCACAAGGCATGAGTTCACGGCTATCCAACATCTTGAGATATGGAAGAAGTTCGCCCTGCACTGGTGTGAACATAAGCCCAGCGTCACCATCTATGTGGGTGAGGACGAGTGGCTAGAGGTCGGTGCTTGGTGTTACCAGAACTTTGATATCATTAGTGGGGTAAGCTTTCTCCCAAGGGCAGATGACAGCCACAGCTACGAGGTTGCTCCCTATGAGGAGATAACCAAGGAAGAGTACTCCATGTTCCCCAAGACCAAACCCATTAAGTGGGAGTCGGTAGTGGAAGATGATGACAACACAATAGGTAGTCAGGAACTCGCTTGTACCGGAGATAAGTGCGAGATATTATGAGAACTCAATACGAGTCAAAAGAAGACAGAGCCATAGAGCAAAAGCTGATAAAGGATTATGTGTCTAACAGAGCCTTGAAGCTTCCTAAATCTTATGGGTTTGATTTCATGGTTCAGCATGGGCCTAAACTTCCGGAAGTATGGGAAGTAAAGCGTAGAAAAAAGAAATACTCCACATGGTTTGTTTCTCTCTTAAAACTTTTAAAGGCACAGCATTACGAGGCGCTTGGTATAAAAGCGTATGCTCTTGTGGAGATTGAGGGAAAAGTTTACACACTACGGTTCACTGAAACACCTTACTATATTGAATGGGGTGGAAGATCAGATAGAAACGATAGCGCTGACCAAGAGCCAATGGTTCATTATAAACTTTACGATATGTGGCCTGTATGAATTTAATGATCATCCCAGATGCCCACGCGCATCCTGACTACAATAACGAAAGGTTCAGAGCGGTAGGTCGGTTACTCATGGAAGAGCAGCCTGAGTGCGTTGTTTGCTTAGGTGATCTGGCTGACCTACCGTCTCTGTCCTCTTATGATCGAGGTACAAAAGGGTTCGAGGGTAGAAGATACAAAAAGGA